ATATAAGTTACATAAATAAAAAAAAATATATATATATAATAAAAAATATTTATATGTATATAAATAAAAGATGCGCATGTAGTTTTTCAAAAAGTGTAACCTTGTAACTTTTCTATCTAAAACGTTGATATTACTAGGTTTGAGTGGTTACATAAAGTTGTAACCAAATTTGTAACCTTGTATATAAATAACGTTATTTTTATTTAATTTGAATTTTGGGTACAGTTTTTAAACAGTTTTTGAACTTTTTTTTACTTAAAAGATAACAAGTTTATATTAAAATTACATAGTAAAATAGTATTGTAGAGAAAAGGCATTTAGACGAAGATCTAAGTGTCTTTTTAATTTATATGCAGAAGTGGAGGTGATAAATATGAAATATGGTAGACCAAGAAAGTATGAAACACCTGAGCAGATGCAAGAAATAATAGAAGAGTATTTCAGAGAGTGTGAAGAAACAAAAGAAGTTCCAACTATAACCGGGTTAGCCTTTAAGTTAGATATGACACGTAAAATGTTATTAGAATATGAGAATGCTTTTGAAACAGGTAAGTTGAAGAGTATTGATGATGATATGAAAGAAGGCTTTAGAAACACGATAAAGAGGGCTAAGGCATATATTCATTCAAGATACGAACAAGGCTTATTTGATAGAAGTAAAGCAGTTGGTGCTATATTTACTTTAAAGAATAATTTTGCCTGGGTTGATAGAGTTGAACAGGTAGTTGAAAACAAGGAAATAGTTGTTGATATAGAGGAATAAAGTTTATCATCGCTAAACTTTTACTTAAAAAATATACAAAAATGCAGTATTGAAACCATAAAAAATGTGCCATTTGAAATTACAATACCTCATAAACTTAGATATACCAACGGTTTCAGCGATTTTCATGCGTTAAAATGCGTTGTAAAAAAAACTGCGTCTTTTTGGTAAAATACGCATTTTTTTAAAATACGCAGTTTTTATATGAATGAAAAAATATTTTTTATGTGAAATGATTATAGTGTTATTGATAGAGATGATTCTTTATATAATAGCAATTATTACTATTGTGTAGTAGTAACTATAGCTAGCCTTTATAAGAAATAGGGGGGGTACCTTCTAAAATGAAACACCTTCTGCTTTTACAGTTGAAATTTATTTTTTATCAAACAAAAGGGACTATTAAAAAATGAGCATAAAGTTTAAAATTACAAAAAGATGTTTTAATGAGGTTTATTATTCTCAGCTAAGAAATTATGAGAAACGATACAATGTTTTTTACGGTGGAGCTGGAAGTGGTAAATCTCATTTTGTTGTTCAAAAAATGATATTGAAGCTCCTAAAGTTCCCGAACCGAAAATGTCTTGTAGTAAGAAAGGTTCAAAGCTCAATAAGAGATTCCATTTTTGCATTATTTAAATCGATGTTAGGGGATTGGGGGTTGTATGATGAATGTACCATCAACAAAACAGATTTATCTATAGTTTTCCCTAATAATAGTCAGATTATTTTTAAAGGTACAGATGATCCTGAAAAGTTAAAGTCTATAGCTGATATTTCTGATATTGTATGTGAAGAAGTAACAGAATTGGAGATGGATGACTTTGATCAGCTTGATCTACGTTTAAGAAGTAGAGAACCACATTTACAAATACATTGTATGTTTAACCCAGTATCAAAGAGTTCCTGGGTGTATAAAAGATGGTTTGAAAATGGCTATAATGAGGAAAATACAGTAGTTTTACATACTACATATAAGGATAATAAGTTTTTACCTGCTAGCTACATAAACACACTAAATGAAATGGCAAAAAATAACCCTATTTATCATGCAATTTATGCCTTAGGGGAATTTGCAACATTGGATAAGCTTGTTTATACGAATTGGAAGGAAGATTTCTTTGATTATAGAGAAGTAATCAAGCTATATGATGATGCCAAAGCTATTTTTGGGCTAGATTTTGGATATGTCAATGATCCTACTGCATTTATTGCTACAATAATTTCAGAAAAACAAAAAACATTATGGATCTTTGATGAATTTTTCCAAAAGGGGCTATTGAATAATGAAATTGCTAAATCAATTATAGATAAGGGTTATGGAAAAGAAATTATTACTTGTGATTCCGCTGAAGCTAAATCTATAGCAGAATTAAAGAAGCATGGGTTAAATAGAACTAGACCAGCTATAAAAGGAAAAGATTCTATAATGCAAGGTATACAGTTGTTGCAACAATATAGGATTATAGTTCATGGTGATTGTACTCAGATTAAGGAAGAGTTTAAAAACTACACATGGGTAAAAGATAAAAAGACAGGTGAATATATAAATAGACCTGTAGACAAAAATAACCATGGATTGGATGCTCTTAGATATGCAGTGCAAACAGATTTAAAAATGCAAGGGACTACAGTAAGGCTATTTGATAGGAATTCTTTATTTTAATACTCTTAAATAATATCCTCGTAAATTAGTATAAAGGAGGATTTTAAAAATGGATATTAAAGAAAATATTGATTTATTAAATAAATGTTACTCTGATTATATTATGAAAAAAGAAATTTATTCATCTATGTATAGATATGCTATAGAGGGGCAGAGTGATGCGAGAATTAATTATAAAAATAATAAAAGTAGGTCTAATTTAAAGATAAAAGCTAATTTTGTAAAGAAATTTATAAAGGAAGAAGTGTCTTATCTTCTATCTAATAAACCTACTCTTATAGGAGAAGATTCAACAGCTATTGAATTTATTAATAAGAAAACCGCACATTGGCACGAAGCTCATGATAAGGAGTTATTAAGGGATTTACTCACATTCGGGGTGGTATTTGAATTATATTATACTCGAGAGGAAATTGTTGCGGGGAAAAAAGAATTGCAAGTCTGTTCAAAGGTTGTTAATCCTTTAGACGGGTATGTATACTTTGATGAAAATTTTCAGCCAGTAATGTTTATGAGATTTTATAGAAAAAAATTTGATACAACAGAATATGTTGATATTTATACTAAAGATAAAATATATCACACAGATGTTAATTTTTCTAATTTGGATAAATATGATACTAATAATTTTGGTTTCGTTCCGGTTACTTTCGTACAGCTAAGTAAATATAGAGAAAAAGATACAATTTACAATGATATAAAAGATTTACAAGATGCTTACGAAACAAATTTATCTGATATAGTTAATGAAATATCGGATTATAGGCTTGCATATTTCCTAGCTCTTGGTTGCAAATTAAGTGATGAAGTAATTGCAAAGATGAAGGAAAAGGGGATTTTAAATACTGATGAAAAAGATGTAGATATGAGATTTTTAACAAAAGATATAAATGATACTTTTGTGCAGAATACATTATCTACATTAGAGAAACAACTCTACAATATGGCAGGGCATGTAGATACTGGTGAGCAATTAGCTTCAAATATATCGGGAACTGCTCTTAGAAATAGATTAATTTCGTTAGAACAACGCGTAAGGGATACGGAAGCAGTTATGCAGGACGCTTGTAAAAATAGGCATAAAGTTATATTTAGTGTTTTTAATAGGATAGATAACACCACATACGATTATAGAAATTTAAGTGTTAAATATACATTAAATATTCCTCAAGACGATTACGTTATTGCTCAAATGCTTGCACAAGTTCCAGAGGGGGTTATCTCAAAAGAAACTGCTAGGGGGCTATTTAGTTTTATTAATAATACTGCAATGGAATCAGAGAAGATTAAGAAGGAAGAAATTGAAGGATTAACAGATGTTAATCTTGATCATATTTAACAATGAGTGAGTTCGACGAATTAATTGAAGAAATTTATGAAGAAGCTGGTAAAGGGCTTAATGACATATATAAAGAAGAAAAAGAAGCAAGAGAAAAGCTACTTAATAAAGTTGCTAGAATAATGCTTACTTATAAAATTGCTGACAGCTTTTTAAAAGTTACAGCAAAAGAGAAACAAAAAATAAAAAATGACTTTAACAAGGAATTGAAAAATACTTTTAATGACTTGATAGAGATAGAAAAAGAAAAAACTACAGAAATATTAACTAATGCAGCTATAAAGGTAGGTGCTTTTTTTGATGAAGCTATTATTTCAAAGAATGATATAAATAAAATAGTTAATTCAGCCTTTAAGGGAGAAATATATAGTGAACGAATTTGGAGCAATATAAATGAAGTTTCAAAGCTTATGCAAAAAAATATGAATGACTTTTTTAATAGCTCTATATCTGTAAATGATATAGAAAATATTATAAAAAAACATTTCAATACTAATGCTTCAAATGTTAAAAGATTAGTTAATACCGAAGTGAGTAGGGTTATAAATGAAATAAATAATGTGCAATTTAAGGAATTGGGAGTAAAAAAGGTTATATATAATGCTGAGCTAGATAAAGGAACTTGTGAAGTCTGTGAGGGCTTGCATGGAACTATATTTAAGTTAGAAGATAAACCGGTAATTCCACAACATCCAAATTGCCGCTGCTATTATGAAATTAAAGAATAATATTTTTTAAACTGCTAAGGGCTTTTTGAACTTGGCAGGGGAGGAGTATAAATGAAAAAAAGTGAATTATTAAATTTAGTTTCAACGCTAAATGATGATGATAGTGTTTTAGAAATATTAAAAAATAATGAACAATTGAAGGTATTACAGGAAGTGAATTTTGATTCAGTAAAATCTTACCTAGAAAATAAAGAGGATGGAAAAATGTATCTTCAAAAATTTGCTGATTCTAAAGTTACAGCAGGAATTAAGACATGGAAGGAAAATAACCTTCAGAAATTAATTGATAAAGCGGTTTTAGATGCTACTGGTAAGAATAAAGAGCCTTGGCAAATTGAAATGGATAAGATGAGAGCAGAAATGGAGCAGGAAAAGGCACTTAATGCTAAGATTTTAAGAGAGAGCAAGGCAAAAGATTTATTAACTGCTAAAGGCTTAAAAACAGAGTTATTGCCTTACATCAATTTAGGTGAAGATGATGAAGCTATGACAAATACAATAAATAATTTAAGTGTTTTCGTAAATGACATAGTTAGTGATCAAGTTAAAACTGTAATGGCAAGTGGTTCATATACTCCTCCAGGCGGAGATGATGAAATGGAAACAGTGTCAGCACAATTAGCACAAATATTTGGAAATTAAAGAGTTTTTTTTAAGGCTCTTTTTTTTTTATGCAAAAAATTAATAAAAAAATACCAAAAAAATAAAAGAAATTTAACAAAAGAAAAGGATAGGTGATTTTTAATGGCAAATGTAATAACATATGCAGGTATTTTTCAGAAAAATTTAGATAAACAAATGACAGCAAAATTAACATCAGGATGGATGGAAGCAAATGCAGGACAAGTTATCTATAATGGTGGTAAGGAAGTAAAAATTCCACACCTTTCTATGCAAGGTTTAGCTGATTACGGCAGAACTAATGGAACAGGTTTTGTAAATGGAGATATTACATTTAAATATCAAACAAAAGAAATGACTAAAGATAGGGGGAGAAGTTTTCAATTTGATTCGAATGATGTTGATGAAACAAACTTCGTTTTAACCGCAGGAAATGTATTATCTACATTTCAAACAACTCAAGTTGTTCCAGAGGTCGATGCTTATAGATATTCAACTTTAGCTCAAGCAATGCTAAAAGCTAGTGCAAATAGCGGTACAAGTGTAGGGGCGATAACAAACGGAACCACTGCCGGTACTGGAGTTGCACCAGGGATTGCAACAGGAGGGTACACTCCAGCTAAAGCAACAATTTTTAATAAGGTTAAAAGTGATCTGGCAGCTATTAGAGATATAGTTGGGGATATTCCCTTAGTAATAACTATGTCAGCGACTACTTTATCACTATTAGAGCAGTCAGATGAAATTTCTAGACAATTAAATGTTATAGATTTTACAAAAGGTGATATAACAACAAGAGTTAAATCGCTGGATGGAGTCCCTATTATAGAGGTACCTTCTTCTAGATTTAAGACTGAATATACATTTACAGCTTCTGGTGCAGGTGGATTCGTTGCTACTGCTGCGGCGGCAGATATTAATTGGATGATTATGCCTTTAACTGCTCCTATAGCAGTTTCAAAAACTGATAAAGTAAGAATATTCTCACCGGACACAAATCAATCTGCTGATGCTTGGAAGGTTGATTATAGAAAATATCACGATGTGTGGATAACTGATGAACAATTAAAATTATGCAGAATCAGTATAAATAAAGGAGCTACAAAGATAGCTTCAGGAAAAAACAAAGAAGAAGCAGTAGAATAATATTAAGTTATGAGTAGAATAGTTGAATCCCTATTGGCAGAAATAAAGGACGAGCTTTCCTTAGCTGATAGTGAAAACAAAAGAATAGAACGCTATGTAAAAAGAGCCTATGTTATCATTAAAAATTATTTAAAAAATGAAGAGTTGACATTAGAAGAAGCTCAACAAAAATATCCTGAAGCAATTTTATTAATTGTTGCAAAAATGTACTCTGTAAAAGAGGTTGGCAACATTCAACAGAAGACCGTCGGGGAGAAAAGTATTACTTATAATGTTAATCAGAATAACAATTATTTAACCGATGATATCCTTGCGCTACTTCCTACAAGAGTTCCTCAAGTAAGGAGCTTTTATTAATGTTTAATGAAGATAATATAACTATTTACAATAGAGTTAAAGGCAGAAATGGTTATACATATTATAGAACCATATTAAAAGGTGTTGAAGTTCAACAAAAAAGAAGTGCTACAGTGAGTAATACATTAAATGTTGCTTATAGCACTTCTATTTTTGTAGATAAGCCTGTGAATAATGCCAAATCATATATATCTGAAAAAGAATTTGTAAAACTTTCTGAAGAAGATAGACAAAAATACTTTACATTTGGCTCTGGGGATAAAATCATTGCTGATATAGTAGAAAAAGAAGTTAATGCAGATTTTTCTATAACTCAGTTGGAAGCAGCTTATGAAGTTCTTACTATTAAAGGCTTAAAGAATTTTCCTTGTCATTTTGAGGTTGAAGCAGTTTAATGTCTAAAGTTAAATTACATTTTGACCCAAATGATAAGATTCTACTTAAAAGACATTTAAATAAAAATGGCAAAGGGCAAGAATATTTTACAAAAAGAGTTGCTGCATATAGTTTTAATTATGTGCCAAGGCTTACAGGAAGGTTAAGAACAGATACAACGGTAAAGGTTAATAGTATTACATGGAATCAGCCTTATGCTAGGAAACAATATTATGGCCATAAAAAATGTTCTTATTGGGATAAAAAAATGTGGAGTAGCAAAGGTGGGACTATAATTAATGAAGTTGCTAAGTTTTGTGGAGGGCGTTCTAAGTGATAATTGATAAAATTAGAGATTTTTTATATGAATATAAATTTTTTAATGATAACAACACATTTATAAATGTTAATTACCTGGGAACTGAAATTGGTGATTTTTCTATTGAACCTTTACCAGTTTCTCCTACTGTAAAAACATATATAAATGGAGATAAAATAAAAAGATATGAATTTGCTTTAGTTTCAAAGAGCTCCTTTAATGAGGACCACATAAAAAATATTGAAAACTGCGGTTTCTTTGAGAACTTTGAAAGTTGGATAGAACAAAAAAATGATAATTTCCAACTTCCAATATTGGGGCAAGGAATGGAATCAAGAACCATTGAGATTATGAGCAATGGAATTTTAATAGATGAAAGTGAAATGGTGAGAGATTGTATGTACCAAATTAGCTTGAGATTAACTTATTACAAGAAGAAGGCTTAAAGCCTTTTTCTTTTTGTAAAATTTAAGGAGTAATTAATGATGAAAAAGTTATTTATATCTCAACCAATGAGAGGTTTAACAGACGAAGAAATTTTAAAAACTAGAGAAGAAATTAGAGTTAGAGCAGAAGAAACAATAGGAGAGTCTGTAGAATTAATAGATTCTTTTATTGAAGACTATCCAGGAGAGATTGATAAATCTGTACCCGTTTGGTATTTAGGCAAATCAATACAACTTCTTTCACAAGCTGATATTGCATATTTTGGTGGAGATTGGAGAAATGCAAGAGGTTGTAGAATTGAGCATGAAGTGGCAGATAAATATGGAATTAAAATAATAGAGGAGTAATGGTGGTTAATTATGAATGAAAAAGAATTTTTGGAGTGGTGTAAGCAAGAAGTATGTGATTATACCAATAAACATTTAGATAAAACAGATAATAAAGAAATAACTGTTGATGATGTATTTATGGTTTGGTGTTGCAAAACACTACAAAACAATAAAGCACTATTAAGTACAACTTTATTTGATGGTATGTATTATGAATGTACCTATAACGGAGATAAAAAAGAAATGTATATAGATGCTTATAAGAAGTGGGAAAATTTTAAAGTTGAAAAATAATTATTTACAAAGGAGGGATTTTAATGTCTACAATTTTAAGAAATAAAATAGCAGATTATTTGGGAAAAGGAACTGAGATTATGTTTATGGGGGCTGGATTTAATTCTTTAAACGAAGAACCTAACGCTCAAACTTCATCAAAAACTTATATAAATGAAGTTAATAGCACGACTAGAATAACAAATTATCAACCTGTTTTCCCATACGATTCAGATTTTATGAAGGATGAAAAGGCTATTTATGAGCTGTATCTTACAGGAAGAAATAGAAAAACTGGTGTTGATGCAGAGTTTGATTATTACAGAGTGGATTTATTTGAAGCACAAAGAGGCGCAAACCTTTATCCTGCGAGAAAAATGAGAGTTTCAAATGAAGTTTCATCTTTTGAAGGTGAGGGTGGTGCTGAAATTACTGTGAGCGGTAACTTGAACCAAATAGGAAACCATGTTGACGGAGTATTTAATGTATCAACTAAGAATTTTATTGAAGAATTTAAGGTTGCAATAGTTCTGTCTGGGACTAATTTTACGGCTACTCCTAATATCGGGGCTCCAGCAGGGCATTCTTTTAAATACAAAGCAGATACTAAGGCTATTCCTATCCCAGCGTCAGGAGATTTAGCGACAAACTTTACGGATGCTTTAACTATTGGTAGTAATATAGCAAAAGGAAGCAACACACATATAACTGTTGTTTTAGTTGATGGAAGTAATAAAATAGTTGCATTTGGGGAATCAGAAATAAAATAATTAAAATAATTGGAGAATTAACATGAAGATAAACAATGTTGAATTAAAAGATATAGATATTTATGATTTAGAAGTTGCTGAAACATGGGAAAAAATTAAAAATGAAGCAGTTTCTTTAGAAGATGAAGTGAAAGGATTGTCTGCTGTAGAAAGCATAAGATTTCAATGTAATTTTGTATTTGATTCCTTTAATAAATTGTTTGGTCCTGGTACAGATAAAAAGGTTTTTGGAGATAGAGTTAATTTAATAGTTTGTTTAGATGCATTTCAGGAACTTGCTAATAATTTAGATAAATCTGCTTCAAGGATAGAAAAGTATTCTCCTAATAGACTTGAACGTAGAAATACTAATAGAAATAAGGGCAATAATAGAAGATATGTTCAACATTCTAATAGATAAACTCCCGGAAACTGTTGAGGTTAATTGTCAAGAAGTTAGCATTAATTCAGATTTTAGAGTTTTTATTTTGTTTGAACAGATATTACATGATCATGAATTGAGTAAAGAAGATAAGGTTAAAAAATGTTTATCTTTATTTTACAATGAGGAACCTTCAAATTTAGTTGAAGCTATTGAACAAATGTTTAATTTTTACTCAATGAGCTTTATGAATAATTTTCATAGTGCTAAAAAAGGTAAAGGGTCCAAAAAAAATAAAAATTTATATGACTGGGATTTTGATCAAGGCTATATTTATTCAGCATTTTTAGCTCAATATAGGATGGATTTGCAGGAAATTGAGTATTTGCATTGGTGGAAGTTTCGTTTCTTATTTATGGGATTGGATGAAGATAATAAAATCTCAAAAATAATTGGTTATAGAGATTTAGATACTTCTAAAATCAAGGACAAAGAAGAGAAAAAACACTATGAGAAATTAAAGAAAGAGTTTGCTATTCCTGAAAAAATTTCAATTGAAGAAATAGAAAAGATGAATAATCTTGAAAATATTCTTGTAAGCGGTGGAGATATTTCTAAAGTATTGTGATTTTTTGATTTTAATGATAGCATATGTATAACTAATTATTAAGGAGTTTTACAATGTTATTTAAAAGAAAAAATAAATCAGGAAATAAAGCTATTAATTTATCTTTTGTAGACGGGGTTGAGAGTTATTCTAAAGGCACAGCAATTGAGTTAAGTCTAGATGATAAAGAAGAATGTCTTGTTATGAAAGCTAGGGTTTTTAAGGATAAGCCAATTGTTAAACTTAATTATGAACAGATAGTTGCAGCAGAAGTTATAACTGAAAAGGAAGTTATAGAAAGTGGTAAATCGACTGTTGGAAGGGCCTTAGTTGGTGGAGTTCTTTTAGGTTCATTAGGCGCAATTGTTGGGGGAATGTCTGGTATAGGAAATAAAACTAAATCTAGTAAACATTATTTTTTAGTTGTCAACTATAAGTCTAGTAACTCTGAAGAAGCTAAAGTGTTAAGCTTTGAAATTGTAGGAGCAAGCTTGGATTGGGATAGCTTTGTTAAGGAATTAAAAACAAAAATTAAAGTAGAAAATACAATTGAAAAAGAAATTTATTTATAAAGCACTTAAATAGTGCTTTTTTCTTTTATTAAAGAAGGTGATTTTATGGAAGATATAAGATGTCCTTTTTGCAATCAGCTTCTTTTAAGAGCTGAAAAGGTTAAAGGTGAAATAAAATGTTTGAGATGTAAAAATATAATTAAATTAGATAGATAAAGACAGAGCTTAGAGCCACACTTTTGAAGTAGTGAGCCAATGCCTGCTTTTTATTAAAAAAGGCAGGTGAGAAAATGTCTGATGGAAAAATAGTAATTGATACTGAGCTTGATGATAGTGGGATAGAAAAGGGATTAAAAAAGACAACAGAAAGTGCTAGATCTCAAGCCTCTAAACTTGCAGCAGAATATAGAAAGCAAGGTATGTCTGCATCTGAAGCTATGAAAAAAGCTTGGAGCGAAATAGAGAGAGATTCTTTTGATAAATCTAATAAGACTTCTAAAAACTGGGGTATTAGTGTTAATGAAATTTCTAATTTAGCAAATACGGGAGCAAAGGCTCTTGCTGTAATTTCTACTTCTGCTGTTGCTGGTATATCTGGAGCAGCTATTGCTGCTATAGGAGTAGGAAGTAATTTTGAAAGTAGTATGAGTCAAGTTGCTGCAACTATGGGAATAACTGCTTCAGAAATAGCTAATGGAAGTAAATCTTTTGAAATTCTTAAACAAGCTGCAAAAGATGCAGGTGCAACTACACAATTTAGTGCAAGTCAAAGTGCAGAAGCCTTAATAGTTAGGGCGGTTACTAAGAAATTAGTAGCATAAAATACTGGGTTAAAATTGGAAAGCTAAGGTTTAAAAAACTATGCCAATCAATTACCACTACTAATAGGGATATTAGTAAGGTTTAGAGACTAGGAGAAGTAATGTAGATAACAAGAAACTCCCACGAAATCCAGGACCTAAGCAAGTAAAGTTGTAGGTTAAGAGATAGTCCGATACTCTTAAGAAATTAGGAGAAATAAGGATAAAGAGCCTTATTGTAACGTATGTAAATTATTTAGCACTTGCGGGGTATGACGCAGAAAAAGCAGTTGCAACATTGCCAACAGTTTTAAATTTAGCTGCAGCTGGGGGAATGGAACTTGGTGAAGCCTCTGATATGGTAACAGATTCTATGTCGGCTTTAGGTGATAAAGCTGGTACAGTAGAAAGTTTTGTTGATAAATTGGCTAAAACAAGTCAAAAGAGTAACACATCTGTAGCTCAACTAGGGCAAGGTATATTAACCGTTGGTGGGACTGCTAAAGTCCTCGCTGGAGGGGTAGACGAAATGAGTGCTGCTCTTGGTGTATTGGCTGATAACGGTGTAAAATCTGCAGAAGGAGGAACTGCTCTTAGAAATATAATTTTAAGTTTAACTGCTCCAACTGATACTGCTGCTAGTGCTATGAAGTCTCTTGGGTTAAAGGTATTAGATGTAAATGGCAATATGCGACCTTTGAATGATATTTTTAACGATTTGAATTCTATTCTTAGCACTATGACACAAGGGGAGCAAACTCAGGTATTGAATAAAATATTTAATAAAACAGATTTAAAATCTGTAAGTGCCTTAATGGCTTCAACTGTTGTTAATACAAAAGACTTGAACGATGGATTGAGGGCTCTTGGAGTTGAAACTGAAACTAATGCTGACATGATTAATTATCTTGCTGCTACATTTGAATTAGGTGAAGATAAAGCCGCTTTTATGGAATATGCTATTCAGGAGATGGGAATTACAGTTGAGCAAGCTTCAGGCTTTTATGATTTATTAAGCAAATCCGTTGAAGAAAATGGAACAAGATTTGATGAATTAAAAGGTTATATTAGCAATGCCGATGGAGCAGCCGCAAATATGGCTGAAACTATGAATGATAACTTACAAGGTAAGATTACTGTTTTAGGTAGCTCGCTTGAAGGTTTAGGTATCCAGGTTTATGAAAGATTAGAAGGGCCTTTAAAAACTGCTGCTGATACAGCGATAGAAAGCCTTGGGAATATAGCTAATAGTTTGAACAATGGAGGTCTTGGTGGAAGTATTGATAAATTAGCTAATGCTTTTGGTAATATGATTACTAAAATAGCTGAAGGGGTTGAAGTGTGGCTCCCTCGGATAATTAATGGTTTAACATGGCTTTTAGACAATGGGAACACTATTGCTACTGGAATTATTGCAATAGGCGTTGCTGTAGGGACTCTTAAAGTTGTTAATACTGTAACTTCTATTGTTAATGCTTTTAAGGCATGGAAGTTAGCTAACGAAGGGGTAACAATTGCTCAATGGCTGTTAAATGCTGCAATGTCAGCTAATCCGATTGGTTTAGTAATAGCGGCTATAACTGGACTTGTTGCAGGTCTTGTTTACCTTTGGAATACAAATGAAGGATTTAGAAATGCTTGCATAAATGCATGGAATGCAATAAAAGAAGTTGGTGAGAAGGTATGGGGTAGTATACGAGATTTTTTCATTGTAACTATACCTGGTGCATGGAATAGTCTTGTTGGTTGGTTTAAAAATATTCCTTCCTGGTTTAAAGGTGTTTGGGATAGTGTTTTAGCTGTATTTAATGACTGGGGAAATAATATTAAATCTTTCTTTAGTGAAACTATCCCTGCAATTATTAATTCTGTTGTAACTTGGTTTAATGAACTTCCTTACAAAATAGGTTATGCCCTAGGAACAGCTCTAGCAAACGTAGTTAAGTGGGGAACTGATACTTGGACATATTTAACTACTAATGTCCCTATTTGGATAAACAATGTTGTTAAATTTTTCAGTGAATTGCCTAATAAAATTTGGACGTGGCTTGTTAATACATTCAACAAGGTTGTTGAATGGGGAAACAATATGTTTAATAAAGCAAGTGAAGTAGCTTCGCAGTTTATTAATAATATTGTTAATTACTTTAGTCAGCTTCCAGGCAAAGTTTGGACATGGCTTCTTGATACTATAGCAAAGATTTCTACTTTTGCAAGTGATCTTGCTAATAAAGCTCGAGAGGCTGGAAACAACATGGTTAATAATATAATTAATGCAGTTAAGAGCTTGCCAAGCCAAATGGCTTCTATTGGTAAGAATATTGTTCAAGGTGTTTGGAACGGTATTGTGTCCATGGGGAGTTGGTTGACAGATAAGGTTAAGGGCTTCTTTAATGGCATTGTTGATGGAGTTAAAGGAGTTTTAGGGATACATTCTCCTTCTAGGGTTTTCGCTGAAGTTGGGGTGTGGAGCGCAGAAGGTTATGGGAATGGATTTGAAGATAAATTTTTAGATGTTGAGAAAGATATAAACTCTGAATTTAACAGCTTTATTGATTCTATAAATTTAACTGCTTTAGTTGATGTAACCTCAGGATCATTAGGAGGGGCTGTTTCTAGTGGAAATAGTTTGACCTCTAATATAAATACTGTTACTACAAATGAAAGCAGTATAACACAAAATGTTACTATTGTTAATCCAACAAGGACACCTTCTGAAAATGCTAGAGAATTGAAAAGAGTTTGGAGGGATTACGGTTTTGCTTAAAGAAAAGAAATTAAGTTTTATTTTTGAGTGTGATGGAAATAAAGTTGATTTATCGTCTTTTGATTATGGAATAATCTCAGTTGATGGCATAGAATCAACTGATTTTGAAAACTATAGTTCTACAAATTCTTTTTATGATGGTTGTACTATCTATAAAACAAGAATTAAAGAAAGATATATATCTCTCAAATTTGAATATATTAAAGAGAATGATAAAGAAGAAAAAAGACAGGAATTGATAAGATTTTTTAATCCATTTTTACCAGGTACATTAACCGTAAAATATGGGAATATTGAAAGACTTATTGAGTATAAAGTTGATAAATTTTCTTCAAAAATAATTAATGTAAATGATCTGCTTAATGTTACTGTAGATTTAATTTGCCCTAATCCTTACTGGACAGAGCCAGGTGGAATTGTAAATGATATTGCTTATTGGCAAGGAACTTTTGAATTTCCACTAGAAATTGATACAGTTAATAAAATTGAATTTGGTAGAAGAAATGATTCTCTAATAGCTAATATAGAAAACACAGGGGATGTAGAGTGTGGGTTTATTATTGAATTTAAGGCCCAAGGAGCTGTTAAAAATCCATCTTTACTTAATGTAATGACTAGGGAATTTATAAAAATAAATAGAACAATGAAAGCAGGAGAAGTTATTACTGTAGATACTAGGTTTAATAAAAAGAAAGTTATTTCTAAATTTGAAGGTGATGAAACTAATATTTTAAACTTCATTGATTTAAATAGTACTTTCATACAGCTTTATAAAGGCGATAATTACTTTAAATATGAAGCTGAAGAGAATATTTCTAACTTAGAAATAAGAATAGTTCATAATAATTGGTATTTAGGAGTTTAATATGGAATTGTATGTATTTAATAGAGATATAGAGTTGCTTGGGGTTATAGATAATTTTGATAGCTTAATATGGACTAGAAAATTCTATAAAGCCGGTGAGTTTCAACTTACTTTAAGTACAGATTTTTTGCCTATATTGCAAACTGGAAATCTAATTTGTAAGAAAAATTATGATGAAGCTGGATATATTATATCTATGAATATCAGTTTAAAGGAAGATGGTTCTGAAGTTCTTACAATTAAGGGTAAATTTATAACTAACTATTTAAGTCAGCGTATAAATTGGGGGATTTTAAATTTTAATGGATCCGTTGAAGATTTATCAAGAAAGTTGGTTGATGATAATTGTATTTCTTCTAGTCCTTCTAGAGTTATTCCTGGTTTAGAATTAAGTTCGAAAAAAGGTTTTACTGAGGAATTAAGATATCAAAATAGCTATGGATATATAGATGAAGAGTTGACAAGTCTTGCTGAAACATATGGAGTATCTTATAAAATTAATTTAGATTATATAAATAAAAAACTTATATTTGAAAATTATAAAGGAGTTAATAGAACAACATCCCAAAGTTCTATGGCTCCTTGTATTTTTTCAAGAGATTTTGAGAATGTACTTACTCAAGAATATTTTGAAAGCCAACAAGACTTTAAAAATGTGGCTTTAGTGGCCGGAGAAGGAGAAGGATCTAATAGAACTTTGATATCTATTAACTCGAATGTAGGCTTAGATCGTTACGAATTGTTTGTTGATGCCAGAGAATTAAGGAAAGATGATGGATCTATTTCTTTAACTGATGAAGAATATAAAGATGTATTAATAACTAAAGGTAAAAACACACTTGCAGAATATAAAGAAATTAAAACCTTTGAAAGTAATATAAACACAAATAGTAATAATATTTATAAAGTTGACTATGATTTAGGCGACATTGTAACTATGCATGATAAAAGTTGGAATATTACTATAGATACACAAATAACAGAAATTCAGGAAATTTATGAAAATGGTTATGTTTCTATCGTTCCGACCTTCGGGAATAATATTCCTACTATCATGGATAAATTAAAAAAAGTGAGGTGATTTACATTAGAAGTTTATTTTTTAACTCTATAAATGGGGACAGGCGTTACAGAGCAGAAGACTTTGCAAACTATTTCGCCAAAATCCTTACAAATGGTGTTTTCCCTAATCCGAGCAGTAATTTGCAGGTTTTAGCGAAAGAAGGCATGAAAATTACTGTTAAGGCAGGCGGCTGCAATATTAATGGCTACTTTGGAATAAATGATACTGATGAAGTTTTAACCTGTAGTATTGCTAATCCTATGGCTCCAAGGACTGATATTGTAGTCGCTAGATGGAGTTTAACTAATAGGGAAATAACCTTAGCTATAAAACCTAATACAACAGCATTAACAAGGACGGCAGACACTTATGAAATATGTTTAGCTGAAATAACAATCCCTGCGGGTGCTGCTTCAATATCTCAAGCAAATATAAGAGATACTAGGCAAGATACTTCAAAATGTGGCCTTGTAAACTCTTTAATAACTGCAGATTCAACTACATTATTCAATCAATTTGAGACCCAATTTAATAATTGGTTTAATGATATTAAAGGGAAGTTAAATGCGGATGTTGCAGGTAGTTTGCAAATGCAAATAGATAAGAAATTTGAGATTTATTTAGGGGAAACATTGCCAGCAATATCACAAAGAAAACAAAATACTATCTACTGTAAAATAACAGATAAAGTGAACAGTGGTACTGGTGGAAATGTAACAATAAGAGTTAGTCCAAACTTAGGAATAAAAGTTTAAAAGGAGATAGAAAAATGGCAAAGAAAAAAGTTCAAATACAATTATTAAACGAAAAGACAGGAGCAGTTATAGAAGATGTAGATCCACTTACTTCGGCTGATGCGGTTACCTTTACTGATGGGGAAACATTTCAACAAAAATATGATAGTGGAAAATTAAGAGGACAAACTGGGGCGACAGGAGCAGCAGGTGCTAAAGGTGCAACTGGAACAACATTTACGCCTTCAGTTAGTTCCACAGGGGTGTTATCTTGGACTAATAATGGCAGTTTAGCTAACCCCGCAAGTGTTAATATTAAAGGGCCTCAAGGGGAAAGAGGACTACAAGGTATTCAAGGCCCTGCGGGAACCCAAGGGGCTAAAGGGGAAACTGGAGCTAGAGGTGCAAACGGAACAACATTCACCCCTACCGTTAGCTCCGCTGGAGTTCTATCATGGAGTAATAATGGTGGTTTAAATAATCCAACTAGCGTTAACATTAAAGGTCCGCAAGGAGAAAGAGGAGCTACTGGAGCCCAAGGGCCACAAGGTGTTAAAGGAGATGCTGGGACACAAGGGCCTAGAGGTTTACAAGGAGCAACTGGCCCACAAGGGCCAAAGGGCGATAAGGGAGATACTGGAGAAACAGTAAGAGTTGGAACTAGTTACAATACGGCTCAACAAGTTAAATTATTTTTCAAGGTAGTTCCTTAAAGGAGGGGATAAAATGGCTATAAATAAAATAGAAATTCAAAGTGCAACTGGTGATATTTATTACCCACACACTTCTTCTGATATTGTTAAGCATGGAAACAGTACACTTAGCGCATTTTTAACTCTATTAGAGAATAAATTAAAAAGTTATCTTCCTTTAACTGGTGGGACAATGACTGGTAATTTGATTATGGGAAGTTCTTCTAAGGTTATTGGTAATGTTCAAGGTAATGCAGATACAGCTACAAGGCTACAAAATGCAAGAAATATTACAATAGGGAGTGCAACACGATCATTTAATGGTAGCGCTTCTATAAGTTATACATTACCACAAATCGGTGCGGTACAGTTTGAATATTCTTCTGATCCAGTCGTAAATGGTGCAAGAATCCCAACAATTTTTGCTGATGGTTCAGAATGGCTTATGACTAGAAGTGGTGGTATAGTGCCTCATAGAAATGAAGGTGGCTATCTTGGAGTGCCAACAAGAAAATTTTATGATGTTCATACTCTTCATATTAATGGGTTTCATGTTGGAGGGCATGAAAATAATAAAAGATGGGAAATAATACCTTTAGTAAATAATCAAGGTGTTATGGAAATTGGAAAGTATGTTGATTTTCATAACTCAAAAGCTAGTACATCGGATTATACATATAGATTGCAAAATGATGGTTCAACTTTATTGTGTTCAGGAACTTTATCTCAAATGTCTGATAGAAACTTAAAAGAGAATATTGAATATTTAAGTGAAGTAGATGTAATAGGACTTAATTCTAAAATAAAAAAACAAACATTCATTGATTTTATTAGAGAGTTTAGGTTTGCCACATATAACTATAAAGGTGCGAAAGAAAATAATTTTGGATTTATTGCACAGGATATACAAGATAGCCATATAGGTAAATATATGCTTAGGGAGTGTAATATTGTTGACTTCGACCCTATAACAAAAGAGAAAATAGGTGAAAAGGAATGCTTAGCATTTGATATAACTGCATATACAAGCATTGTTGCAAGAGCTTTACAAGAAGAAGTTTTATTAAGAGATAAACAAATAGAAATCTTAGAAGAAAAAATAAAATTACTAGAAAAGAAAATTGACGCTTTAGCTTCTTAGGGGGTGATTAAATGGCTAAAGATTTAGCAAGTTTACCTAACTTTGTAGGCTCTCGTTCAGAAGAATTTTTAAATTATATTTCTGGAAGGAATACAAATTTAAATTCACTTCCGGTTCCAAACTCGCGTATTGAAGAATACTTAGAATTTTTATGTTATAACAGAGGCTCTGGCGGTGGAGGAAATAATACTAATGCTTTAACAAGTGTTAAGATATCTAGTGATGAGACTAGGTATGAATTTATTGATAGTTCTGGTGTTGTTAGAGGGACAATTAACTTTATGACGGATCAAGAAGTTCAAAATATTAAAAATCTATTTAATTAAAGGAGAGAAAATTTATGTCAAATAATATAGTAAAACACGAGCAGCTTAGAGATATAGCTGGTGATTTATGGACAAAAGCAAAAAAAAGAGATATTACTGCTTTAGAATATGATGCAGATACAAAAACTCTTAAAGGTAAAAATTCAGTTGATACAGTACTAGTAAATGCAACATTGACTGATCTAGTTTCTATTAACGATAGAGCTGAATTCAAAAAAGATGTATCTGTAGACGATGCTAAAACAGTAAGCAATTCAAATATTGGTAGTATTAATGGGCCAGTTCCAGCAGGGAATAGAACAACTGGATATAGAGGATTAACAAGCAAACAGTTCACAGATGGATATGTAAAATTACTTAGAGTATATCTACCTGCAAACACAGTAGATACTATAGGAGCGCATGTTTGGATGATTAAGAAAGGGGCTTCAAAAGCAGAAGATAAGTTGCTGGCACCAAAAATATTCAAATCTGCAACAGTTATAACATCAGGAACAAACAAATATATAGATGTTGAAATAGAACGTAAATTTACAGATGAAACATTTTTTGTTCTTAGAACAGAAGGAAATCAACAAATTCAAGGTATAAATAACATTAAGCCAGAATTTAGAGACGATATTATAAATGTTAATGATCAGTTTAATCCAAGCTCAACAACCGACAATATAAATTGGAACAATTTCGCCCCAAATACTGACTTGGTAGGACATATGGAGCTACATGGGAGAACTGGAATAGTTGACATTAGTAAAAGATTAGAAGAAATAAATCTAGCTAGTGGAAATTACGTATTACAATCAGACACTACTGCTACTGGTGGGACAGGCCAACAAGGCAAGGTAGTTAAGTTAGGAACAGATGGTAAGTTAAACACTGATATGTTACCAGAATTAGCTATTAATAGAGTTTTAACGGCCTCTAGCAAAAGTGCTGCCTTAACTATGAGAGGTCCGAATGAGGGGCAATTACAACTTGGGGACGTTGTTGTTATTACAGGAGAACACAATAAAGTATACATGTGTAAAGACGCAACAGATGCTACTTTTGAGAATGCGTTTATTGAATTAAGTTTAGGAGACGGAACTGTAAAAACAGTAGCTGGTGGATCACCTAATGCGCAAGGCAATATACAAGTTACTGTCGCAGAAGAAGGGACAGAAGGTATAAAAGTCACATTCGGCTCATCTGGTGGGACACCTGTCAAAATAGCAACATATATGACTCAAGCTGAAGTAGATGAAATAAAAAGATCATTCACATAAACGGAGGCAATATGAGTATAGCAAATTTTGAACAATTAAAAGATATTACTCAAGATCTATGGCGAAAAGCTAAAGCTAAAATAGAAGTTATTGCTAATGATTATGTTAGTAAAACATTGCCTAACAATGTTGTTGGAGAAACAATCTTCAAAGATGGTTATATTGAAGGTGGAATACTAAGTGCTTTCAATAATAAAAATACTCAAATGTTTAATGCAGAAAATGGAGGATGCTTCGGCATCCCTTCTACTTCTATTAGTGCAGGAATTAGAGTTGGTAAAATTGCTATAGCTGTTAAAGATGAAATAGCTGTGGGAAGCACAGTAACTAACGTTGTTGCATTAGCTATAAGAAGAAGCAATAATGAAGTAAAAGAATCCATTATACAAAATGGAACAGCTACTGTATTTCAAAATCAATACTCTAATATTAATGCTCAAAAGATTGCATATATAAACATTAACAAAGCATTTGATGAAGAAGTTTATTTTGTTATTGGTTGTACCAACATGTTATGGAACACAGATGTTCCACCTCATAGAGCGGATGTATATGGAAGTGCTACTATTCCTGCCGTAGGCACTGTGTTAGATATTCGAAACTATCACTATTCAGGTAGAATGATAGTATTTTCAGAAAGAATGAGTTTTTCAGAAGTTATAAATATTAAAAATGATAGTGTAAGCAAAACAAAAAACAACATCTTAATTGGTAAAACAATTCTTCAAGATGGGTATATTGATGGAGAATTGTATTCATATAACAACCCTAATGCTACAGGAATTGCAAATGGCAATAGCATATACTCTGGAACAAATGTTAGATTTATACGAAGTAATCAACATGTTACTTCAATAGTTGTTGCTGTTAATGATACTTTTGAGATAGGCTCTAGAGTAAGTGGAGTGAATATTGGGGTTGTAAGACGTGACGACAATCTAGTTATAGAATATATTGTACAGAATGGAACTGGCACAGTAACAGAAAATAATTATCCACAAAAAATTACTGCTACTAGAGTTGTCAATATAACTATAGATAAAAAATGGAGTCAGGATGTTTATTTACTAGTTGGTATAAATGGTATGCTTTGGGGAAGAGTACAAGGAACTCCTGGAGTTAATATAGGAACAGGTGGAGAAAGACTTCCAAACGTAGGAAGTACAATAAACAATTTAAATACTAGCAATTACATAGGTAGAGTAGTTGTATTAGGAAGTAACATTAGTCTTAATTCATTAACTAATAAAGTAGATTTATCAGATGTAGCGAATGAGCCTAATAAAATACCAAGAATAGGCGACAATGGAAAATTAGATCCTAGAATACTACCAGCTGAACAAAATGGTGGAGTTCGTACGGTTAATGGACAATCGCCTAATGCAAGTGGTAATGTAACTGTACTAGCTGAACATATAAAATATGCTAACGGACAAAATACTACTGTTAAGGAAGCTATAGACAATAAAGTCAATGTTTCTGACGCTGTTGTTTCTTCTCAAGCTGGTAAGATAGTAAAGCTTGATGATGATGGGAAAATTAATGAAAACATGTTCCCAAACTCAATTATAAAATCTAATCAAGATAATACATTTACCAAAAGAAATACTTTTGATGGTCATAGTCCAACTGTTCATAGACTATTTACTAGAAAACATATCAATAGTCATGTTAACAACAATAGTAATCTAGCAACATATCAACATAATAAGTATTTTGCACCTGTTAACGAAGTGTATACCGACAGAAATAAAAGAATTACTCATTTACTTCTACCTATCAGAGGTGCAAGTGTAGGGGAGCAGATAGCAATAGATGTATTTGCATTCAATAACAATAAAAGACTTATTCGATTAGGTACATCAAAAAAATATCCTGTAATAGATGAAGAAATCGCAGGGTGTAAATGTGTAAAAATCACTTTTGACATTGATTCTGGAACCAATGGGATAGGTTTTGGATTTATGATAATGTCAACTGGGGTTGGAGCTGTTTGTGTACAAGGAGGGCCTAATGTTGCATGGACAAGTAATACACGTCCAACTGAAACAACTACATTAAATCCAAATGAGAATATATCCTTCCCTTATAAAATCTGTTATGAAACAACTTCAGAACTAGTAACAAGATTTGAATTAGAAAATGTTACTCAAATGTACCCAAGGACTCTGATAGGCGAAATGAAACAGTTATCATATGACGCTGGAAATAGTCTTGAAGATGGAACTAACACATGGCTAAAGGCAAATGGACAAGCTATTAATAGCAATGATTATCCAGAACTTTATGAAAAGTTCAATACTTCTAGGACCGATGACGATATAGAAGTTTCTGTACCTGATATAGAAAATCAAGTAGGTTATTACTATATATGTGCAAAATAATATTAACTATAAGACTGCTTAGCAATAAGTAGTCTTTTTTATATACAAAAAATAAAAATTTACTAAAAATGAGAGGATAAAAAAATGGATACTAATGTGATTGTAGAATTGATAAATACAATTGGCTTTCCCGCGGTAATGGTGGGAGCTTTTGGCTGGTATATAAATAAGAAAGATAAGGAAAAAGCTATCGTAGACGCTGAAATAAGAGAAAGAAGTAATAAAGAGAGAGATATGCTTATATTATCTATAGAAAAAAATAGAGAAGTAAACGAAAAACTTCTTGAAGCTAATAGCGAGCTAGCAGAAAGTAATAGATTACTTATGAATGAATTTTCTACAAAAATAAATAACATAGAAAATAATGTTATAGAAATAAAAAATAATACAAAAGAAAGAAGGAATTAAAATGAAAATAGGAGTAAATGATGGACATACTTTAAGAGGTGCTGGAACTGGAGCAGTAGGAATTAAATAAAGCAGAATAATTATGAGGGCCTATATGGTCCTTTTTATATCAAAATTTAGGGAGAGTGGTTGCATGAAAAAAATAGCTGTAGCAGTAGGACATACTGCAAGTGGAGTTGCTGGATGTGGTGCAGTAGGGTTACTAAATGAAAGCGATGAAACTAGAAAAATAGCACCTATTTTGGTCGAAATACTAAATAAAAATGGATATGAAGCAAAATTATTAAGAATTGATAAAGCTAATTCTTATAACTATGAAGATTGCTATGTAAGAGCAGAACAAGCAAATAGTTGGGGTGCTGATTTATACGTAGAGATACATTTAAATTGCAGTGATAGTACTAGTGCAAATGGAACTGAAGTAATAATCAATACAGGTTCTACAGTATCTAGATCTTATGCAAAAAAAGTAAATGAAAGTATTTGTAAAGAACTAGGAACATTTGATAGGACATACGGAACTGGTTATAAGGAAAGTGGATTAATAGTATTAAGGAAAACTAATATGCCTGCTATATTAATAGAGCCTTTATTTGTAGGAAATACAAATGATGTTTCTAAATATACAGCAGATAAAGTAGCTTTAGCAATAGCTAAGGGGATAGATAATAATATTATTACAACAAATAATAAAGAAGTTAAAGAGGAGATGAATTATTCTATGTATTTATTCAGTAAAAATTGGTATTTAAAGAGGTATACAGATATAGCAAGTAACGCAACTTATAAAGAAAACCCATATAAACATTATGCTGATTATGGAAAGAAAGAAGGTAGATTAGCTTTACCACCAATACCAGAAGAATATTGTGAAGGAGATTATCTTGATTTAAATCCAGATATTGCAGCTGCTGTTAAAAAAGGAACATTTGTATCTGGAATAGATCACTATCTACAAAATGGATTCTGTGAAAATAGAAAGATATGCAAAGATGATAGCGTAGAAGCTATTAAAAAGAGAGTTGAAGAATTAGAATTAAAGTTAGAAGAAGTAAAGAAAATAGTAGTTTAATTATTTAAGGCTAGTAGGTAGGAGAAATCTTACTTACTAGCCTTTTTTTTATTTTTATGCAATCAATACTGAAAATTCATCAATAAATTTTAGTTTTAATATTTCAATATTTTGTTTATCACTCAAAGTATTTAATTTTTGCATTGCCGCATCGAAGTTTGTAGCTACGATATTCATCTTTGCATTTCTTGTAACTTCTCCATTGCTTAATTTTATATCCAGTTCAAGCCTATAGCACCACATTCTATCTCTCCTTATCAACTAATTTGATTTGCTCTTTAATCTAAAATAATCTAGCACTAATGCTATCACTGCTATTATTACAATTACTGCTATAGCATGCAATAATATAGCCTTTGCCCAAGCCACTAAAATTTCTAAAATAGTTTGTAAAGTTACTCCATTAATCATTATTGTGTTCATTTTTTACTCTCCTTATTGAAAGGCATAGCAAAATATGTTACAATCAAGTTGCGAGTTTGGTGGTAATATATTTTACTGCCTTTTTTTATTTATTTTTATTTAGTCTGGCATGCCGTCGAAAGTTGAATTTAAACTTTTCCCAATCATTTTATTTTTCTTTTGTTCTTCCTTAATTTCTTCAACCTTGTCAGCCTTTTCAATCTTTTCACCCCTTTCAACTCTTGGAGCAGTTAAAAAAAATCTTCTTTCCAGCAACATTCTCTCAAGAGCTACATTTCTACTGCTCAAGTTATGTTGCTTTTGATATGCAATAATCTCATTCAAAATATCTTCTTCTAAATGAAAGCTTGTTGTTTTCTTCATTTGTACCTCCTAAAATCTTTGCGTTCCTACTAGCCAGCATCCTTTTGCCGTAGACATTTGCGCATCTTCTATTACCTTAAATCTTTCTTCAAATTTCATATTTAAAGAAGTGCCACCAGCGACAAAAATATCCATCTCATTTAAGTTGATCCATTTATCTTCTATTATTTGCTCTATGCTTTCAGTTGCTATTTTATAAGCCTTTTCTTTAAGTTCATTATAATCATTAGATGTATCAATTTCATTTACATCTTTATTAATATTATTTTCTTTTAATTTATCTTTTACGTTGCTCATAACGCTTCTATTGCCAAATTCCATAGTGTCAGACTTTTTGTCAATGAAAGTTAAATCCTTGTCGAAGTAAGACATTTCCGTACTTCTGAAACCTATGTTAACTATCCCGATTGGCTTTTCCAAGGATTCTTCATTTCTAACTTGCCAGTAAAGCGATGCGTCAGCTTCTCTACAAATGCTTATATCACTTATCTTTATCTCCTTAAAGCCACCATCTATTTTATTTCTAACCTTAATAGTTTTACCCTTATATTCTTCTACTATTTCCGCTAAAATAGACTTTCTGAAAGACTTATATGGAACTGCTAACATTATTTTTACAGTGTCTTCTACTGCTAACTCATATAATGCAGTTGCTAATAATACCCTTACAGTGTTTGTGGTCTTACTGTCTTTGCTATTTCTTATAGGCGTTTGGCTTTCTTTTTCAGCTAGAAGCCCAACAAACCAATCCTCATTATCATACTCAATTCTTATTGGATCATCAAACCCCGACAACTCGATTGCCCTTCCTTCTCCTATAATAGACTTAAAGCAACAACTTTTTGGAATTCCATTCACTTCAGTATATCCCTTAGTATATCCCCTTCCGCAGTCTAGCCCTATTATTTGTACTATTTTTTTAGCCATTTTCGATACCTCACATATTCAATTTTATTTATAGTTGATATAAGGTTTATATACTGTTGATATATCAACTACCTGTAATTATAGTACAACATTATAAATAATATGTCAACTACTTTTAAACAATATACCAACTATTTTTTTATTTTTTTGTTTTTACATAGTTTTTCTAACAATATTCCAACTACTTTTAAACAATATATCAACTATATTTAAAATTAAAAATATTTATAGAATAATTTCAATGGATTTTTAGCTATTCAGCTACTACATATTCTATTTCTACATTAAGCTCTGCTTGTTTTACAGCATTTTTAATTATATACTCATATCTTTTTACAAGAATATCTTTTGTAAAGGCATTTGGACAAACAATAAATAATTCATTAGCATTAAGCTTAAAATCTAATCCAGCTATCCACGTTTTAAATTGTATATCAGTCATATCTTTTTTTAGCAATTCTTTTAGTTCATTTACATTTTCGCCAGCATTAATTTTATTGTGAGTTTCTTCAACAGTATTCTTGTTGTTAATCATATCTTCTAAAATATTCTCGTTAATTGTATCTTCGAATTCTTTTTCTTTTCTAGCTTCATCTTTAGCTTTTAACGCATTATTCTTTTTTGTTTTATTACCTTCTTTGAAGTTTTCTATAGAACTGTTTAGAGCATCTACAGTTGTTATATCTTCGCTTATATATCTATCTATAGTTTTTTGAAAGTAAGAAAATGATTTTGCGTTTCTTTCTTCACAATAAGCTATTATAGCTTCTATAAATTCTTTGTCATATTTTTCTACATATTTCATAAACTTAATTGTAGTAGTTTTTTTCAGTTCACATATAGAATCATTAAATAATTCTACTAATGGATGAATCGAATCAGGGGTTTCACCCTTACTACTACTACTAGATTCAGTATTGGTTGAAAAATTAGTATTTGTATTATTAGTATTAGTTGTGTCTGTTTTCCTAGTTTTAGGTTTCCTACTTTTAGATTTTTGGATAGTAGGTTTTTTTTCATAATTTTTTTCTACTTTCTGATTTTCGGAAAGTAGTGTAACTTCTCTATTTATCACGATTGGCACATATCTTTCGAAATTTCCTAAAACAACTTTTTTATATATTATTTTTCCTTCTTCGTCATAAGCATAAGTTTCTTTTACAGAAGAAATTAACTCATCATCAGCGAATGGTGTTTCTGAAACTAAAGTTTCCCAGTGGTGAACAGAACCTGTTTTTTTGTTGAACACTCTATATCTTTGAATATATTTCTTTTCTTTTAGTTCAAGTAGTCCGGTTCTTACGCTTTCTTTACCATCTATACCTTCTCTAATTAAATCTGAATTATATACCTCCCAATCGTCTGGTTTTGACAATATGTAAGTTAAAATTCCTAACGCCTTATAAGAAAGTTGTTTATTATTAATTAACTCATTTAATATTTGAGAAAAAGCTCTTTCTTTTTTTACTCTTCTTATTATTCCAGTGTCTTTATTTTTTTCCATAAAAAATACCTCCTTAAAAAAACATAAAAAAGTTTCCCTAAGAAGGCTTTAAATCCTTGACTAAATTAAGTATTATATATATAATAAATACATAATTTATAAGTTTAAAAAACCTTATTAGGTGTGAGCCCTTTAAGTTGAACTTCTTGGCGGGAGAGTAACTTAAAGGGTCCTTTTTTATATTTAATTTTATTTGTTAATCTAATTTTTTGATTTATAGGCATAATTGTAGCTTATATTCCAAAAATTATCAACAGAAAAAAATATTTTTTTTTGAATTTATCCACAAAAAAGTGTATCTTGATACAAAGATACACTTTATTTTTTTTCTATTTTAAAATCCTTTAAGGCTTCATATAGCTTTATTACGACTTCTTTATTTTCTTTGCTTTCTAAATTGAAATTGTATTTTGAATTTGTCCTGCCAGTGAGCCAGTCCAAAGATACCTGATATAAATCTGCTAATTTTACTAATGTCTGTAAAGGGGGTTCATTTATCCCTTTTTCATAATTACCTATAACTGGTCTTGTAACATTTAAATAATCAGCTAAAAACTCTTGTGTATATCTATGCTCTTTTCTTAATGCCTTTAATCTTTCGCCTAATTTATCCATTTTTAGTCCTCCAAGGACAATTATAGAATAATAAACAATAAAAAAAGAAAGTTAATATTACTAAATAATTTAAATTAGTAAGTATTACTTTCCTTGATTATATAGGTCTGCTAGAAATATAAATAAGTCAACTGGATCTATTTCTAATATTGAAGACAGATTTAATATTAAATCTATACTTATAGTCTTTGTTTTTCTATTTTCTATCTTAGACATGTAAGATTGAGATACATTTAACTTCTTTGCTAATTCTAGTTGAGTTATTTTCTTTTTAGCGCGAGCATTTTTAATCATTAATCCCCTGAAAACTTTTCGACAAAATACGGCATAATATGACGTGGAAAATAGTGTTTATAGGTATAATTTTAATTAAATTATGATATTTTACAATAGAATTAAGAAATTACATAGAATTACCACAATTTGAAATTTTTTTGTCGAAATATTCCTGGAGGGAATATTTTTTTGTATTATAATACATTCAGAAAAGAAAAAAACTTTTACATATTGAACATATGTTTGTACAGGTATATAATCTAAATTAAGAATAAATGGAGAGTGTTTGGCATGAAGGAAAAGAATATTGATGAAATAATAATAAAGCTGTTAAAAATTCAAATGAATTGTAAAAATAAAAATGAATTAGAAAAGAAATCTTTAAGATAAAATAAAAAGAACACTAAAATAGTGTTCTTTTTATTTTGATTTTTTCATTTGTAGCTTCAATTGAATTTCTAAACTCAAACTTTCCCAAATTAAAGATTTGATTTTATCATCAATATTTTCATCTTTAATTTGACCTTTTTCTATCAATGAATCTATTAATAAGTTTGTAGTTTCTAACGTAGATAGTTTAGAGATAGTTTCTTCCCCTATAAGATCAGCAAGAGGCTTCCTAAAGTATTCCACTAATTTTTTACTGTTTGCCTTAGAAGGCATTCTAGTTCCAGTTTCCAAAGAAGCTAAAGTGCTTCTACTTATCCCAATAGCCTTACTATATTCTTCTTGGGTCATACACTTACTTTCCCTATCTGTTTTTAAAAACTTAGCTAATGACATTATATCATTCCTTTCTTTTTTTTAAGAATATCATAAATAAAAGAAAAAATCAAACAAATGCAAGCAAAATCGGACAAAAAACTGTTGGAACTTTTGTAAGAAAATATAAAAAATAATTATAAATAGAGATAAAAAGAGAAAAGATAAGAATAAAAGAGTTAAACTCATATAATCACAAAAGGGTAATAGTGATGAAATTTGTCCGAATTTGTCCGAATATGTTACACTGTATTTAAAAGTGAGGTGAATTTATGACAGAAATTTTAATTAAATTGATGGAAATACAAAATAGAATCAAAGGAGAAAAAAATGAAAAAACTAGAAAGAACTAAAAAACTTTCTAAAACTTTAGAATATGAAAGAATTAAAAGGGGTATGACCCATGAAGAGTTTGCTGAATTTCTAGGAGTGCCTAGGAGTTCAGTAACTGCCTATATTATAGGGAAACGACTTCCAGGAGCTAAAAGATTGCGAAAGATGTCGAAACTTCTAAATATAGATATAGCAAAGTTGCTTATTATAGATGAAGATTAGGAGAGAATTATGAAAGAATTAAGAGATGAACTTCATAAAGTTATTGATGAATATGGGCTGACTGATGAAAGAGCTTTAGAAGTTAGTCGAAGATTGGAAGCAGATATTTGCAAAGAGCAAAGGAGAAGATTAAGTAAATGGAATGCAAAGAATGTAAATGGATAGAGCTAAGTAAGTTTGTGTTTCCGGACGGGAGTAATTCTATAATTTGCAACAAATATAGAAAGCACCTTGGATTTACTGATAAAAATGGAGAAATAACAGAAACAAAATTTGTTGATGAATGCAAGTTAAGAGCAAAAGAAATAGGATCAATCGTAGGAAAGTTTGCAGATGAAAATAGACAAGCAATTATTGTTACTGTTAGCAGTGGATGGGCATTAAAGGTTAATGAACATGGACAAGAAAGTATTATTTATTTAAGTAAATATAAAAGCAAGGTAATAGACAGAATGAATATGTTTATTGCTAAGAAAAGCTGGATACCAGGAATAGGATACCAGGCTTCTATAGATAGATGGGTATGTAGAATTTCTAAAGGACAAAAAAAATTCGAATACATAGGAAGCTTCAAAACTTTTGCAGATGCAAAGAAGGCTTTAAGAGAAGCTGCAATAAAATTTTAGGAGAAAAAATGATAGATAATTATATTTTAGAAGTAGCTAAACTAGCTCACCAGTTGGTTGATGAAAAAGGAATTTCATATATAGAAGCTATAGAAGAAGCTAAAAAATATTATTTAAATTGGGGAAATAAATAAAGAATGGAAAGTGTTTATGATTATAGATATGAGCAAGAAAATACTAAGCAAGTTTATGAATGTAGCGATTGTGGTTACGGGATATTCCTAGGAGATATCTACTATGAAATTAATGATGTTTTTATCTGTGAAGATTGTATTGAGCAATATAAAAAGGAGTGTGAAGAAGAATGGCAGTAAATAATCAATTACAAAACGTAGTATTAAAACAAACTAATAATATGCTTGCAACTATGTTAGAGAGAGAATCAGGAGCTTTACCTAAAAACTTTAACCCTTTACGATTCAAACAAAATGCGCTAGCAGTTTTAAATGATTTAGATATAACAAAAATGAAAGGGCAAGAGTTTAATTTAGCAAGGTGCCTGATGAAAGGAGCGTACTTAGGGTTAGATTTCTTCAACAAAGAATGCTATGTAATAACGTACGGGGGTCAACCTCAATTTATGACCGATTATAAGGGCGAAGAAAAACTTTGTAAAAAATATAGTATAAATCCAATCAAGGATATATACGCAAAACTTGTAAGGGAGGGGGATTTTTTTGAAGAAGTTATTGACGGTGGAAAGCAGTATATTAATTTCAAGCCTGTGCCTTTTAATACTGGCAATATTATTGGAGCATTTGCTGTAGTTTACTACAAAGACGGAAGCATGGCTTATGAAACTATGAGTAAAGCTGAGATTGAATACATAAGAGATAACTTCTCTAAGTCGAAAAATGGATCAGCGTGGACTAAAAGTTTTGGAGAAATGGCAAAAAAAACTGTACTAAGAAGGTTATGCAAGCATATTGAGTTGGATTTTGACAATATAGAGCAAGGAAAAGTGTGGGAAGAATCTTCAGGTATGGAATTTAAAAATGAATCAGTAGAGAGTGAAAAGTCGGAAATTGAAAAGGAACTTGAAGACGATGGGACCATTGAAGATGAAGATAAAGAAGATATCGTTGAAGCTGAATTTGAGGAAGTAGAAGAAAATGATAGAGATTTCTAAAGAAAATTATTATACACCAGAAGCGGATTTAAATACTTTTTCAGTTTCACAATATAAACTATTCAAACAATGTGAAGCTAAAGCTCTAGCAAAAGTAAAGGATCAATATAGACAAGCTGATAATGAAGCCTTTTTATTAGGGAAATATATACATGCCTGGAGTGAAGGAACGCTTGAACAGTTCAAGGCAGATAATCCAGGATTATTCAGCTCTAGAGGAGCTACAAAAGGTCAACTTAAAAGCGCTTATCAAGTTGCAGATAAGATGATAAAGACTTTAAGTAAAGATAAAGTTTGCAATAACTTTCTACAGGGAGAAAAGGAAGTAATAATTCAAGGGGAAATATTTGGTGTTAAATGGCGTGGAATGGTTGACATATTAAATATTAATAAAGGTTTTTTTGGAGATTTAAAAACCACTCAAGGGATTTATAAGAAATATAGTGGACTTAACTTCATAGAGCAATATGGATATATAGAGCAAATGGCAGTTTATAGAGAATTGATTAAACAACAATTTGGAGTTGACTTAATTCCATATATAATAGCCATAACTAAAGAAGATATTCCAGATAAGGCCGTTATAAGAATTGATAAGGGTTATACAGATAATAAACTACAAGAGATGGAATTTTATATCGAAAGATTTCAAGCCATTAAAGAAGGAAAAACTGAACCTGTTGGCTGTGGGGTCTGTGATTATTGTAAATCAATCAAAAAGGTTAGTAAGATATTAAGTTTAAGCGACCTGTAAAGGGAGGACGTATGGCTAAAGTTGACATTGCTATAGATAAAATAAAACAAATAATTGACAGTGCTATAGAAGAAAGAGATTTTATAAAATTAATGGAAGCTCATGATTTTATAGAAGGATATGTTGAAAAGGATAGATTTAGAAGTTTTCTAAAGTTTGATAAAGATGATGATCCAGTTCTAGAAATTACAAAAGACTTTCAAATAATAACTCTTAATCTTGAAGAAATGAAGAAAGTTCTTGAAGATTTAAAGTTTTTAGAAAGTGAAAATTGGAGACTGCCATTTTAGGAGGAAATAAGATGAAAGTTAGATGCAGTAATGATTTAGGATTAACTAAATTAGAAGTTGGGAAGAAAATTTATGAAGGTGAATTAAAATTCAATGAATGGTTTGGAGAATACCGTTGGCATATAAAAGGCTTAGAGGGATTATGCTTTAAAGAACAAGATTTTGAGATAGTAAAGGGTGATAACATGAAGAAAACATTTAGAGAAGTAATTGAAACAATTAAAGAAGGTGAAGTTTGGGTAAATGAAGTATCACCTATAAGTTTTATAAGGCTTAGAGAAGATGGAGTCCTAGATTTTAATGAGAACGAGGGTGTTAATTTATATAACACATATACTTTAAAAGGAAAAGAGTACACTTTTGAGGAAGCATTTAAAGCTTATGAAGAAGGTAAGGAAATAGAGAGTTTAGATAGTAATAAAAAATACTACCAGGACATAAGTAATGAGGGGTTAATTGAATACTTAAGCATAGAAGAGATTAGAGGAAAGTGGTACATCAATTATTAGAAGGAGCTAAGTATTATGACAGAGTTAGAAATAAGAGCAAAGATTGAAGCTAATAAGAAAGAGATTATTAGTATTTTAGAAACTGTAAAAAGGCCAGGAATGGACAAATTAATTGAATGGTTATGTAAATATGATTACTTTACTGCTCCAGCGAGCACTATGTATCACAGCAACTACGAAGGTGGACTTGCACAACATAGTTTAAATGTATATAGAGTTTTAAAAGCTAAAGCAGAGCATTATACAGATTTAAATATGCCTTTAGAAAGTGTAATTATCTGTGGATTGCTTCACGATTTATGCAAAGTTAATTTTTATGTAACGAGCACTAGAAATAAAAAGAATGAAGTTACAGGAAAATGGGAGAAAGTTCCCTTTTACAAGGTTGATGATCAGGTTCCATTAGGGCATGGAGAAAAATCAATAATTATATTAAGCAGCTTTATAAATTTAACCCTTGACGAAATGTATGCAATAAGATCCCATATGGGAGGATATGAACCAAAAGAAAACTGGAACACAGTAAGTGGATGCTGGACCAAAAATAGATGGGGAGTATTGCTCCATACAGCAGATTTAGAAGCAAGTTATTTATATGAGACACACATTGAATATTAGGAGAAATAAATGGAACCAGCAAAGGAAATAAAGGCTTTATTTAATAAAGTTGAAAATGAGTTAACAGGTGGAGAGTTAAGTGAAATAGGACTTATATTAATAAGAGCTCTTAAGAGGTTGGAGGAAAAGAAAGAAAATGAATAAGGTAGTTTTAATAGGACGTTTAACTAAAGACCCGGAGCTAAAGTATACGCCGGGCGACGGGACTGCAATTTGCAGAATAACAGTTGCAGTAGCAAGAGCTTTTAAAAAAGATGAAACTGATTTTATAAATTGTGTAGCATTTGGGAAAACTGGAGAAACAATTGCTCAATACTTTACAAAAGGTAGACAAATAGCACTTGCAGGAAATATAAGAACTGGAAGTTATCAAGCGCAAGACGGAACAAAAATGTATACAACAAATGTGATTATAGAAAATTTTGAGTTTGTAGGAAATAATTCAAATAATCAAAGTACGTGGAGTGAGCAAGATAATTCAGATGGAAGTTTTGAAGATATGACGCCAGTAGATGATGGGGATATGCCATTTTGAGGAGGGGATTATAAATGAAAATAATAGATATAGATTTAAGAGAAAATGGTAAAAAGTATTTTTGTAAGCAGGCAAATGAAGTCTTTGAAGTAGAAGAAGGTAATTTAATAGCTTCAAGAAAAAGTTTTAGTATGGCTGATTTATTAAAATTTGACTTTGAGGAAATTAAGGAAACGAAAAACCCTTATACAAGAGTAGATTATAAAGACTGGTATTATGCTATAGAAAGAGCTGGATCTGTTACCTCACTTGCAGATAACAGCGATTATGATGATCGCATGTTTAATATTGCTAATTATTTCAATAACAAAAATTATGCTGAATATGTTGCCTTTAAAGAAGATTTAATGAGAAAATTGGACAAATTTGCTTGGGAGCATAATGCGAAAGTTATTAATTGGGATAGGGATGTTGAAAAATATTATATTGTATTTTCTAATCAACATAGTGAATTAATAATTGATTGGGATTTTGTGCTGCAATCAAATAATATATATTTTACATCAAGAAATATTGCTGCAATGGCATTAGAAAAGTTCAAAGATGATTTAATCAAACTATATACTTGGAAGTTTGATTTTTAGTTAAAAGATAAATTTTAAGAGAATAATTTGAATATATTGTTAGTTAGTTGAAGGAGGAAGAATGCAAATTTTAGTTGTTTTTAAAAAAGATACAAGAGAGGTTATCGCAACTTTTGAATTAAATACTATTGTTACAGATATGAATGTATTAGTTATTCCAGGGGTTTCATATCTAATGACCTGTAAAAGAGATATATTTTATACTGATCCTAATGGAAAAGTATTTGTAAAAGAAGTTTAGAGAGTAATGAATATATTGCGAGGAGATTTAAGGGAAAAGACATGAAATTATTTTGTAGACATGACTGGAAAATGGATAAAAATACTGTTCGTTTATATAATGGAGGGTTCAGCAAAGAGGCTAAATATAAATGTTTAAAATGTGGTAAAGAAAAATGGTTTGATATATTTAATAAAAAACCTAATAAATATGTTTTTAAAGAATATGACAAAGGAGATATATCAGATGGATACCATACTTTTGATGAATTATATTTTCATAGAATGATTTTATTTGCAGTAATATGTAACCAAAACAAAGAGGTAGCATGGAAGTCATGGAAGCACCATGATGGAAGTATGTATGATGATTATTTTATAGTTGGAGTAAACACAAAAGAAGGACAATATTCATATCACTACCATAAGGAACATTGGGAAAAGTTTTTAGTTAAGGAATTAGAATTTGCTCCTGAATGGGATGGACATCAACCAAAAGATATTGATAGGTTGCTAAGTTTACTGTAGAAAAAATGTGAACAATTTAAATAAAGTAATTTTGAATAAGCAAGAAGGAGCAACATAATATGAATGAAATAAAAATAAGATTCAAAAGCGGCGATGTAGGATATTTTAAATTAGAAGATGATAGAATAGAAGCTTTTTTTGATTTTTTAGGAGAGGCTATCAGGGATGGATTAAATGGAGTTTTGGAGCTTATTGATTTAGTTGATGATAAAAGAACGATTATAAATATAAAAGATATTACAAGCTTTGGATATAGTAAAGTTGAAGAATAGTTTGAAATTATGGCGAATAAACTTGTAAATAATACTTACAAGTTATAGGACAAGGAATATTAGGATTTTAGGAGGTTTGGAGCATGGATTGTAATACATGTAAAAATAATTGTATTTATGCTAAAGAAAAACTAGAAGTACCTTGTGATTACTGTAAATATACTGAATGTACATCTAGTGATGATGTGTGTAACGAATGTATAACTGGAAAATGCCAATTTGAAAAAGATTTGGAGGGATAGTATGAGTAGAATATTAAAATTCAGAGCGTGGGAAGAATCTGAAAAGAAATTTTACAAGTGCATAGTTGGAAATACAGATGACAATGATAATGATTATATCTGTCCTTTGATATGGTTAGAAGAAAGAAGAGATTGGATTCATTCAGATACTTGTAAAGTAATGCAGTACACAGGTAAGAAAGATAAATATGGTAAAGAAATATATGAAGGGGACATATTAAAAACATACGAAGGGGATTTAATGAGAGTAATTTGGGGTAATAATGGTTTTAAGTTGAGGTTTAAAGTTAAAAGAAAATATCAAGGGAAAGAATACTTTGTAACTGGAAAGGATATGTCATTAGCAGATAGTGACGATAAAAGATTTGGTTGTGAAGTTGTAGGTAATATTCACGAAAATCCTACATTATTAAAATATTAATTCGCAATTTGAATATATTGCGAGTTAGATAGGAGTATAAAATGGCACAAGCAATAAATAACATTATAGGTAAAAACTTTGGAAGGCTTACTGTTATAGGATATACAGATAGAAGAGTGTCTAGAGCTGTAGTTTGGAAATGTAAATGTGAATGTGGAAATATAACTTATATGACCCATAGGTGTTTAAAAAGTAGCGTAAGTTGTGGGTGTTATCAGAAGGAGAATTGTAGCAAAGTAGGATTAATCTATAATTCAGTAGGGAGAGAAGCTTATAAAAATAAATTAAATAAGAGGAATTAAATATGGTAAATAGAATTGATTTAACTAAAAGAGAAGATGGATATATAATAAGCACAGTTAAAAGTTATGATTATAGATATGGGGCTTATGAAACTGCAATAATGTTAGAAGGTTTAGATTGTTGGAATATAGCTGAAGGATATTCAACAGAAGAAGAAGCAATTAAAGGGCATGAAAAGTATGTGAATATGAGTGCAGATGAAATTGAGAAAATTGCGTGGATTGGTTAGTGAACAATTCAAAAATATTATGAGGTAAACATGTTAGAGAAATTAGCCATTAAATTTATTAGTTGGAACTTAAGACGAAAAGAAATTAATAACTTAGAGGTAGTTATACGTAGTGATGGGGATGTATTATATAAACGAAATAAAGAAAGAGAAGAAAGCATAAAAGAAGTCATTTCTAAAATTAAGTAGTGAATAATTTGAAATTATTGCGAATTAAAAATAAAGAAAGAGCGAGGTAATATAATGGAATTAAAAGATACTGTTGAAATGATGAAAAGTTCTGATTATAAGGAAAGATTTAGAGCAGAATATTTTCAATTAAAAATTAGAATTAACGGATTGGATAAAATGCTTATAAATTATAAAAAGGGGACTTTGAATTTTACACCTTCTTGTAGTTATAGTCTATTATCACGACAATTAGAAGTTATGAAATTATATGCTAGTTATTTATTACAAAGAGCAGAAATAGAAGATATTGATTTAAATATTTAATTTTTCAATTCAAAAATATTTCAGAAAAGAAGGGTATGTACATGAAAGATATAACATTTTGTATCAACAAAGAATGCAAAGAAAGAAAAAACTGTTTTAGAGCAGAAGAAAATTATCAAGATACTAATTCAGTTAATAGCTATGCAATGTTTGAGTGTGATAGTTGCGACGAAAGTTCTCTTGAACCACTCAACGCAACGCTTTTGAAGGGGAAGATATGATTAAAATAATATGTACAAACCGTTACTGCGAAGCTGATGTTATTAGTTATAGCAGATAAGAAGCAAGGAGAAAAAATGAAGTACAAGTTTAGTGATAAAGAACAAAAGATACTTTTAAAAAATTTAACAATTATATGTGATACCAGGGAACAAAGATGGGAACATATTAAAGATTATTTTGATAGAAAAAAAATAAAATATAAAGTTGAAAAGTTGGACCAGGGAGATTATAGCTGTTACATAGCTTCAAATGAAGAAACCAAGCCTTTAGGAGTTAATAGAGATTGGTATTTCAGCAATGATATAGCCATAGAAAAGAAAAATTCTGTAGATGAGCTTATTAGTAGCATAAAGGATAGAGATAGATTCGAAAATGAATTTGCAAGGCTTAAGATGTATAATACAAAAACTTTTATGTTCGTTGAAGATCTTAATGGATATGAAAAATTAGTAACTGGAGATTTTAGAAGTCAATATTCATCAACTGCAGCAGTAGGATCATTTGAAACATTTACGGCAAGATATGATTTAAATATTCAGTTTATAGATAAAAAAACAACTGGATATAGGATATATAAATCCTTATATTATCACATCTACGAATTATTAAAGAACAAAGGGTACTTTGAAGAAGGTGATGAATTTGACCAAGACTCAAAAGGAATATAATAACTTCCTAAAAAGAATGGAAAATGCTGAACATATTTTAGATAACATTGATGAATTAAGAGCCAAAGGTGAAATTCAGAGAGAAGATGATTATTACATAGAAGCATTTATAAAGTTGTTTAAAATGCTTTGTTTTAAGGGGCTAGAAGTTGAAAAAGAGTTAAATAGAGAAATGACATATTATGAAAGGCAAAATGGATTTAAAGATGGATGAAAGGAAAATTAAACTATGAACGAATTAGAAAATATAGACTTAAGACAATTAATAGAAACAGAAGTAGGACAGAGATTCACAAGGGATAACAAAATATGTTGTCCCTTTCACTCAGAAAAATCGCCATCCTTCAGTATCCGCTTTAACTCCGACAACAACAAATGGCAATGGAAATGCTTTGGGGGATGTAATACATCAGGGGACGCTTTAGATTTTATAATGAAATATAAAGGCTTTGATTATAAAGCCGCTAGAGAATATCTGGGTATGGAAAATAAAAAAAGTGATAAAGAGCTTGAATTTGAAAAAGTAAAAAACTACATAAACTGGCAAATTGAAAAGACAGAATTTAAGAAAGGTTATAAACTTAAAGGATTATTTACATTTGTTAATGAGAAAAATGAAGTTGTTTATTATAAAGCAAAATTTATTCAACTAGATGGAAAGAAATGCAGTTCTTATTATCATCTTGAAGGTGATAAGGTTGTTAATTCAAGAGGAGCTGATGAAATACCTTACAATTTATATAACGTTGTAGAAGGGTTAAGGGTAGGGAAAATATTAATAACAGTTGAAGGTGAAAAAGATGCCAACACAATAAATTCACTTTTCAAAAATAATAAATATGTATCAACTTCATTAAAGGGAGTTAAAGATTTTTCAGTACTTAAAGGGTTGTATTCATGTATATATGTAATAAAAGACACTGGAGAAGCTGGAGAGCAGTACGGAAAGAAAATATATGAAGAGTTAAATCCACCTTTAATGGATGATGAACAGGATAGACCTGCATTTAAATTTATAAATTTACCAGGATTAAAGGCGTTAGGGGACAATAAGGATGTAACGGACTGGATAGAAGCAGGACATGATAAAGAGGATCTATTAAAAGCATTTAAAAGAAGCTTAGATGTTAATTCCAGATATGATTTACAGCAAGATTTTAGAGGAATATATAAACAAATAATAACTAAACAAGGGGATTGGACAAAAATATATTTAACTGATTTTAACTTGCTAGAAGCTAAAAGAATGAAATATGTAGATGAAGATAAAGAGGGAGTTAAACTCATACTAAAAAGTTGCACTGGTGAAATAATAGAAAAAATAGGACCATCGACTGTTTTTGATGACATAAAAAGTTTTAAAAATTTCCTAGGGACTTTAGACTTAGCATTTAAAGGGAAAATTGATGATTTAACTGAACTTAAGAGTTGGATCAATATGTATTGGGCATTAGAAAATGAAGAGTTGCACCAGGGGATAAAATTTTTAAGACATAAAAATGAAATTAAGTTAATAACAAATGAAGGAGCAATAACTTTGAATAACATAGATTGCACTATAAAAGCTGATAAAGAAAATGATATAGAAATATTAAACAATGATTTTATAACTAAAGATGAATTAAATGAACTTAAGAAAAGAATATTTAGATTTGCTGCAAGTGATAAGACGATCCCTATAATAGGAACTGTTATTAATAATTTAGCTGTCCTTCACAATCAAGAATTAAAAAATAAAATGCATCATTTACTTATGGTAGGAGAAAGTGAATCAGGAAAATCTACTATATTAAGTAATGTTATAGCAGCAATATTAAATTATCCAGCGAAAGAGATAAAATCGATTGGGTTAATATCTAATTTTGCATTTATAAAAGATTTAAGTGCAGGGAATTATACAAGTTTATATGATGAATTTAAGCCAAGCTCTTTAGATAAATATAAAATACAAAAATTAAGTGAAAGTTTAAGAAATTTATATGATAGAACAACAATAACCAGGGGAGATAAAAGCTTTAAAAATAAAAACTTCCAACTTACAAGACCAATAGTAATAGCAGGAGAAGAAAGTTACCCAAACGGAGAAAAAGCTCTTATAGAAAGAAGTTGCATTGTCTATTTAAGTAAGAGAGAAAGAACTGAAAAGAATAGCGAAGCAATGATGTGGCTAATTAAAAATCAAGTTCTATTAAATAAATTGGGAAGAAGTTTAGTTGATACAGTTATAAGTATGAGTGTTGAAGATTATGCACTTATAAGAGAAAAAGTTGAGGCAAATATCAAAGAGTTAAACAACAGACCTTTGAATACAGCTATAAATATTGCTGCAGGAATTGAAATATTCAATTTACTATTAGCTAAACATGGAATCAATCAATTTGAAGGATATGAAAGTTACATAGTTAAAAACATCAAAGAAGAAGTGCTCGAAGGGGGAGAAGAAACTAAATCTACAGTTGAAAGAATGTTAGTGCTTTATAATCAAATGCTTGAAGATGGAAGAGCCGGATCAACGGAAGTTGTTAAAAAGCAAGGGGATGGACTTTATATTAAAACATCAGAAATGATTAATGAAATTTTTGATTTTATAAATAAAACTGGCTCTGCTGAAGTTGTTCCTTTAAAACTAAAAGATTTTAAGAAGCAAGCTATGAAGGCCAGGTATCTAATTGGGACTGGACCAACATCAAAGGTTATAAAAGTAAATGGGAAATCTGTAAGATATGACATTTATTCAGCTGAAAGAATGAAAGAGCTTAATATTCCGCAAATAATTGAGCCTGATTTTGTAGAGGAAGCTAATATAGATAAAGACGGAAAGATAATTCAGGGTGTTTTTTAAAGGGGGAAAATAAATGTTAAAAACTTTAACAAAGATATTAAAAAAACAGAGACATATACACGACTGGGAGCTTATAAGATATTCTCCAGTCAATTTATATAGATGTAGCAAATGCGGAAGATATAAAATTTAAAATTTTAATAGGTAGTATAGCACCTATCAAGCATAAGCAGACTATGCCTTACACTATGACTTATGCTTAATAATTAATGTTGAGAGGGAATAATTATGAATAAAAAATATGAATTATTTGAAGATAATTATATTAATCATGATGAAAGAATTCTATATAGAATAAGAGCATTAATTACATTTGTAGATATAAATGACAATATAATTAATGCAGGAGAATTAGGTGGATATATAGAAAATGAAAGTAATTTATCTCAAGAGGATAAGTCGTGGGTATATGGTAATTCAAAGGTTTATGGGGATACAATTATAAGAAATTCAATTATAAAAGATTCTATTATAAAAGATTCTATTATAAATAAATCATGGATAGAAGAATCAGCTATAGAAGAATCATTTATATATGATTCAACTATAGTAAATTCATATACGTATAGTTCACATACGTATGATTCATTCATAACAAAGGCAATTATAAAAAATAATGTAAATATAAAAAATAGAAGATTAACAGGGGAAATTACAATATCTTTCAAAGATGTTTTTCAACATCAATGTAGAAAAAGATTGTTAACTGCTATTCTTACAGAAGATGATAGAATCTTATATTCGATTGGTTGTCAACATAATATCACAGAAGAAGATTTTATAGATAGAATCCATAATAAAGATGGTGGATTAGAAAAAAATCCTCATAGGGCAGAGTATTTAAAGTTAATACCAGCGATTAACATATATTTTAAAGGGAGAATGGAATATGAAAAATAAAATGTTAGAAAGGCATTTGATTACAACAGTTGGAATGAGTAATTTACTTTTAAAGCAAGCAGAAGATTTAATGGAGGACATTAGTAAATTAAAAAAAATATATTCTATAGAAGATTTAGAAAAGTCTAGCGAGAAGTTGCTTGAGGTAAGCGAGAAAATTTGCGAAACAAAAAGAATATTAAACAAGATTAAATAGAAAGGAATCTAATAATTGGAAGAAAATTTATTCAAAAAGACAGAATATGCTTTATATAACTATAAAAATTTGGGCATAAAAATTAAAAGTATAGAAATAGACATAGAAATGTTAAAAAATGATATAACATTAAGAGCTATTAACTATGATGAAAAAGTTGGCCCAACTCATGCCTTTACAAGTCAGGTTGAAAATGAAGTTATAAGAAGAGATGAAAAAGTTAAAGAGCAAATAGAACAGTTAGAGAAAGATAAGTATTTATTCAAACAAAGAGAAGGGAAAATAAGCCTAGCACTAGATAGCTTGTCAAAGGAAGACAGAAAACTAATAGAACTAAGGTATTTTAGTAAACCTAAGGCAAGCTGGACTAAAATAAGTGAAGAGATGAATATTGATAAAGACCGCTGTTGTAAGATAAGAAACAAATTAATAAATGAACTTTCATATTATATATTCAATATATAGCATGTATATTATTAAAAAAGGACAAGGGAATGAATAATAAAGAAATAGGGAAAAAATTAAATCAATAGAATTAAGATATTTTAGTAAACCTCGAAAAAGTTGGACTGAAGTTGGATATAAATTAAACAAAGATAAAGATAGCTGTTGTAGGGATAGAAAGAAAATAATTAATACATTATCTTACTATATATTTAACGTTTAATATTCAAATATAAAAAATAAGGGGAAGCCAAATATTTTAAAATGGAACCTATAAGATAGGCACTTATAAGAGAGAGGCTATCTATATAGGTTCTTTTTTGTACAATTTTAATTTAAATTTTTTACATATAATATTACTTACTACAAGCAGATATAAAACCTACCTATAGCTTAATTTTGAATATGTCGCCTTCATTTTCAATGTCAAATCCTGCCTCGCTGAACTCGTAAGTGTCAATTTCACCGTTCATGTATTTTATATATTCGTCTTTTTTAACTATATACAATACACCATCAACACATATTATTTCTTCGTCCTCATATACTTCATATACTTTAACAAGATTACCTGTTGTTCTGTTTATTCTTTCTATTGCTGCCATTTAAAAATCATCTCCTTGTTTTTTCTTATCATAAGTAGGTATAAAACCTGCTTATGATTCAATTTAATTACTTAATAAGTATGTCATATATTTTTTTGCATCTCTTAAGGTTTCAAAACCTGTATTATACATTGCTTCACATGCAATTTTATTATCTAACAATAATTCATATTTTTTATCCATATTCATTCTCCTTTAATTTATATTTTAAATAATAATTTTTTAAAAATGAACCCTATTTCTTATTTAAATCTTTACTGCTAGTCATACTAAAGATCTCCATATAGCCTTTCCATCGCTTCTCTAGATACAAGAGTAATTCTTCCAGCTTTTCTGTAATCTACCCCAATTATTAGTCGTTTGCTAGCTATTGCTTTTCTTATTGCACCTTCTGTAATATTCCATAAAGCCGCAGCTTCTTGAGCTGTAAAAACATCATTTAAACTAACCTGTAAAGGAGTGCTGATAACAGGTTTCCCTTCCTTTGGATCATAGATAATCGCATTATCTTTTATTATTATATCGTCTTCAGTTTTAAATCCTTCTACAGTATAATCTGCAGTTAAATCAACCAAGCATTCTCCATACTTTACATTATCCCAGATGTTCGCATTAGATAATAAATCTTCCTTAGTTTCCTCGCTTAAATTTCCCCATTTGACTCCATGTAACATAATTAACACCTTTCCTTTTCTATTTATTTTTGCTTTCTTATTAATTCTGCTCTGTTCATGTTTTCTTACCTCCAAACAATATAATGTATCTTACATATATTATCGTAGTACGTTTCAACGTACCTGTCAACGCTTTTTTATAAAAAAATAATAAAAGGCTACAAGTTACAGTTTCATTGCAAATGTGTAACCAAATGTGTAACCGAGCAAAGCATTGATATTACTGAGTTGAGAGAGTATAAGCAAAAAAATGTGTAACCACATGTAACCAATTTTGTAACCGCATCAAACCCGCATGGTTGAGCCATTCTCTTTATATATATATATATAAGTTACATAAATA